GCAGGTTCATCTGTTCCCTCTAGTTTTTCGGTTAACACATGGTTAATCATTTGATAATAACATTCATAATATCTTAGGCTTCTTTTGTTTTTATATTCTCCAATGATCTTGAATTGGAATTGTTCCCTTCCCATATTTTTAATATCTTCGTTAAGAGTTTTATTAGATCCGGTATAGATCCTCCAGTTTGATTCAACTTTCTTTTTATTTATAGTAACAATATATTGTTTGCATCCGATATATGCTTTCTTAGTTTTCTTGTGAGTTATAATATAAATAAATCCAAAGTTATTTTTTGGATCAATTGTTTTATCATACTCCCAATGCATTACCAGTCCATCACTTCTGCTACATCAGGTTCCTTACTAACTTGCGTAAGAAACCTTTTACCTTTTGCATACTGGAACACACGAAGACCCTTACCTTGGTTAGTATCCTCCCAACACTCTCGCTTATGTCCACAATAAACACAACCAACAGCAAGCTTATGATTGCCAGACTTCCCATCAGGCACAGCATCATAACACCGATCAGGTATCCTGCTGTCTGTAACCATTCCTTTAAGGTATGAAACCCTTTGTTTAGCATTGATCATATCCATCTGATGTACAGGAGTTAAACATATTTCCCCTGTTGATTTATTTATAGCAAGGAATGCAGCCCGGTCAACTCCATTGGCATGAGCATAGGCTGATATCTGAGCGATATATCCGAAGGGATCATCCTCCGCAAGTTTGTGGTATCGGAACTTATCAAAGCCGGGACCACTGGCAGATTTACAATCAGTCAGAACCCCATCAATCATGGCATCTTGATGACCAACCACTCCCTCGATTTCAACTTCTCTCTGTTGATCTGTTACCGTGTGGCCTGAGATTGAGGCACAGAGAAGCAATAGCTCTTCCAAGATGTATCCATATAAAAACTTTATACGAGTGGAGGGCTGAAGCTGCACATCCTTGAGAGGTTTATTAAGATCATACCAGAGTTGTCTGTTTGGTTTGCCAATGGCAGACAATCGTAGGTTGGCACGATCTCTGGGCTTCTCATATAGAAACTCTTTGATATGTAATTTAAGCATATCACCAAAGTTATCTATATGTTTGTCTACTTCATCTTCATCCATGTCAATAGGATCAAGAGTAAAGAGATTGTAAATATCCTCAACTAGTGTTTCTATTTTTTTCATTTGAATAGAAAGGGTGCCACAATAAGTGACACCCCCTCTCCTTTCTGGTTATTAAAAGGGTACATCCTGCTCTTGAATATAGCCTCCTTCTACTGGTTCAAAGTCACGGTCTTCTCTGGTGTACTCAATGAAGTCCACCACTTGTACTGCTGAAAGATCAGCAGATACTCCTGATTTACCAGCATAATTCCATTCAAATGGAACTGCCTTGACATTTACTGTACTACCATTAGCAATCAACTTACCATTCCAAGAGTTGTTCTGGGAATCTTTTACAAAGGGAGCAGCGCGTTGACTACCATCCTTACGTAAAACCTTACGCTTGATAGTTACAAAGTCACCCCGATCATCGTCCTTGTTATTAATGGTAAGACCGGCCTCTTCAATAACAGATCGGTTGTCCTCATTAACCTCAACCTGAATAGACCAAACTGGCTCGAACTTTGTATTAGGCTCGATGATTGAGGCATAGTGGCACTTACCAGAAATATAAATCGGATCGTTCATTTCATTCTCCTTTTAAATACTGCACTATTGCAGCCACGAGTGGGGATCATTCCCCGAATGTCTACTACTAACTAAACAACGAGTGAATTATAGCATACTCGGAATCCGGTGTCAACTACTTTAATAAATCAATATCATACAAACTTTTGATTGGGACGTTATAACAATCGGCCTTGACAACAAAGTTATTGTCGCCGTCTACTTCTCCTTTCTTTAGAAATCTTGCCATGTCAAAGTATTCTTCCCGGAGCATCCATCCTAATACCCAAGCACTGGAAAAGTCATTCAGTATTCTGGTAAATATATAGTGAGAACACCTCTGATGCTTGGAAGAAGATGCAACGGAACAGTCGTAGTAATCTCTAGGCTTATAGTTTGTTCGTTTAGTTTTAACATCAATTGTAAATTCTCCAAAGTCAATGTCATGATCATATGTATTATTTATCTTACTCGATGGTAACAGGTCCAGACAAACCAGTTCTCCTACAAATCCAGCTACATTACCACCTCCTCTCGTTATAGAGTTTTTAATAGCGCCCATCTCTCTGGCCTTTTGTCTGGCTTGAATTAATGTATCATCTTTTATCAACACCTCTTTCATTAGTGAGTCTCCGACCAATTGTTTCCAACTTTATAACTAGAATCAAGATCACACTTAAAGTTTAATACCTTTTGTGCAGAATATATAGCATCGTTTGTTATCTTAGTGAAGGATTTAATGTCTGGATTTGCTACTTCAAACTGATACTCATCGTGTACTGAGGCTACCAGCCGCGCATCCAGTCCCGACCTTCGTATTCTTTTATCCATTTCCACAAGCCATTGCTTGCAAACAATTGCCCCGGCCCCCTGAATAAGAGTATTAACTGCGGAATGTTCTGATCTAATCTGGAGCCGTCGTCCATCCAGACCCTTAATAGTTCCTTCCTTCTGAACTGCTTCTTGTATATCAGATCGGAGCTTCTTGAGTTTTGGCATATTAGATAAGAACTTTTCTATAAGTTTCCTTCCAGTCTGAGAAGAACCTCCTACTATCTTTCCGATCTTAGCTGGCCCCGCTCCATACAGGAAGGCATAGATAAAGGTCTTGGCTTGATCTCTGGTTTTTAAACCAGCGGCTATCTGATTAGCTGTGTGAACATCTCCGGTAAGTATCTCACTGGTAAAGTCTGCATCATCCAGATAGTGCGCCAGACAGCGAAGCTCTAAGCCACTTGCATCAGTACCTACTAGCTTGTGCGTCTCTGGGTTAGACACCATCCAGAGGGATCTACACTCTTTACCGTAGGGACTATATACTGCCGGAACTTGAGCCATGTTAGGCTTATGGTGCGCCATGCGACCTGTGATAGTCCGAAGGGTAAGAACCTTACCTCGAACGCGCCCATCTTCCTGACACTCTTGTATCCACGCTTTAAGAAGGCCGGTACGTTTCTGAAGTAGGAAGTATCTACTAAACATCTGAGCCTCAGGCATATCCTTGATCTTGGATAGAACTTCCTCATTGATAATAATGTTACCCTTGTCTGTATGCTTCTTGGGTTTCCAACCTCTCTCTATAAGACGTTCAGCAATCTGCTTTCGACTGGCAATATTAAATGGAACGTACTTAACTTTGGTCTTTAACTGAACCTTAGTAGGCTCAAACATATCGTTGGCCTGAGATTCAAGTTGGTGCTGCTCATCTTCTAGTTGAGCCAGAAGTATCTGACCCATCATGAGATTAAAAGCAAATCCGTTGTCTTGTTGTCTATCAATTATTATTCTGATCTGCCTCTCCAAATCGTATGCTTGAGAATTAAATCCCCTCCCCTCCTGTTCCAGATTAGTTGCAAGCTTCCGCGTAAGTTCCGTATCGCGCACACAATACTGAAGCATGTCTTCGCTGTATTCACTGAACTCATTAAATTCTCCTTTAGCATAATCCAATCTTTCTCCCCACGATTTAAGTGAATGACCACCATCTCGAACAGGATTGTATAATTGAGATTCAATTAGTGTATCTCTAATCTGTTCCGGTTTTATCTTGGCATTAGCCAGACGATTAAGGATAGGTGCATCAAAGCTAATACCATTATGCATTATGAATTGATCGATCTTACCAGACCATCCACCGAATTGAGGACACTCATCACCAATCCATTGCCTTGTCTCTCCTGTTAGATAGTGTTGTGCAACGATACAATGTATCTTTGTTGCATCAAGACTATCTGTTTCTATGTCAACGACCGCTTTCATCATATGTCATATCCATTAGATAAGCATCACTAGTTGAAATACAAAAGAATTTATTTCTTACTGCACACTCAAGAAGAGTAGAGCCATCTATATGCCATGCCTTCTTGAGATCGTTACAAAACACAACGAATGTTAGTATGTCATCAGGACATTCCTTACTCCATTTTTCAAGAGGCTTTGCCTTCTCCTCAGAAATAAACACTTCTTCCCAAGTCTCAGGCCATTCTCCCTGCCACGAATAATTTACCTCAACTTCATAAAGAATTCTTGGCAGATCTTGATCTACTGTACAAACAATATCAAACTGGTTTGTCTTATTGGTAGATATGTTAGAGTGATCATGTTCATGGAGCCAGTCTACCATACATTTCTGGGCATTAACATTCATCTGAGACATCTTCATCATTCTCCAAGAGGGGGTTGTCAATTTGTATCA